CGTACTTAAAACAGTACAGATGGCGTTGTACATTTCGCGATGCTTATTATGTGTGTTGCCTAATCTGGCCTTGGTCTCACACAAAATTAGAAAAGGTACAACAAGTGATACAACATTATTCTGAACATAAAATTATGAATGGTAAAATAATAAATTTAGATGATTATAGAAAAGCCATGAGTCTAGAGTAAAATGTTTGATAAGTACATTTATAATTTTCTTATGTTCATTAATCATTGGTCAACTAAATTAACAAGTTGGTCATGGTGTATGTTATACTCAGATAGAAGGAGAGGATATGGAAACCGAAGAAGACAAAAAAATAGCCAAGATCCTAAAAAAAGTGAATCGAAATAAACCTCAATTTGGTCTAGGTCAAGTACCTAACTATGGTAAATCTAGATCAGGTCGAGAGTATGGAGGCTTTATAAAAGAGTCTGTTTATAATAAGATGAAATATAAACCGACTAATAGAGGAAAAAATATAACGAAGAAAGGACCTTATGAAATCTAAAAAACCACAGTGGGATGGTAGATCTAGAATTCCTACGAAAAAATATAAAAAAGAATATGATAGAATTTTTGGTAAAAAAATTAAGAAGGATGAAGAAGTAACCGGTTATTATTATAATGGTTATGAAGATAACGCGGAAATAGAAGTTTTAACCCAAAAGAAAAATGATTAAAAAAAGTAATAAATACAACTATATCCAAGGAAAACAGCTCACGGACCCCGGAACAGGGACCAGGGTTTATGAAATAAATAATTATAGACTTCCTAGTGTTACTACGATATTAGGCGCTACCGCAAACAAACAATTTTTAAAAGACTGGATAGCTAAAAAAGGTGAAAAAGAAGCAGAACGAATCAAAAATCATTCTAGTAATAGGGGGACATGTATGCACAAATTCCTGGAACATTATGTACAAGGAACTGGGTGCGTTGATCTTACAACAATCGGACAAGAGGCGCGTCCCATGGCCGACAAAATTATTGAGATTGGTCTTGCGCCAGTGGAAGAGTATTATGGCTCTGAAGTTACGTTACACTACCCGGGTCTATACGCAGGCTCAACAGATTTGGTTTGCCTTCATAATGGCAAAGAAACTATTATTGACTTCAAACAAGCTAACCGTCCGAAAAAAGAAGAATGGATCGAAGATTATTACTTACAGATTGCCATGTACGCAATGGCCCACGACTACGTCTACGGAAGTAAAATTGAACAAGGAGTTATCATGGTATGCACGCCTGACTTATATTATCAAGAGTTCAAAACAGAAGGAGCAAGTCTTCGTGAATGGAAACATAAGGCACTAAAAAGAATTAATATGTATAACGAAATGAGGTTTGATGAAAAAGAACAAGCAAAGGTGGAACTTAGGGCTACAGATTTCACCCGGAATGAACAAGATTCTGAATAATCATGCTGAATGGCTAGATTATAATGTTTCTAAAGTAGCTGGAAACAAATGCAGGGAAGATGCATTAGGATACACTCAACATAAAGACCCAAGACAAACGGAAGCGAGGAAAAAAAATGAACGATAATCTATTTAGAACCATTCTAAAGAGATACGAAGCTGAAATCGAAGATGCTAATTATAAGATTGAAGCCATATGCGAACATAATCTGGTAATACCAGAACATGTTGACATTACAGGAGAGGTAGATAAACAGCTCGAACGCATTGCAGCAGCAGAAGACAAGTTGTCAGCAATGAGGAAATATTATGGCGGAAAAAAGGCAGATAAAGCTATATTGTGACATTTCTGCCACAATTGTGGTAAATATGTTACTCCAATACTCCAGTGTATATGTATGGTAAAAAAAATAAAAAAAATAAAAAAAACTACTATAGAAAAAGTGTCTTTTCTGTCACTTTGCTCTAGAAGTGTTGGTATATATGACTTTAGGGTAGACACTTTTTGCTAAAAAAAAGTGTCATCTGACAAAAAATAATGTCACCTTACAGTATATTTCAGTTTGCCTATGCGCGCGCGATACAAAAAACTAGAAAAACTGATTTTTTTTAGATACATATACAGATATGCCAAAGAAGAGAAAACGAGTAATAGCCATGGAAGGCCCGGACATTCCTTACCCTAGAGTTAGGGTTGAATGGATTGATTGTGTAAGTGATTCTGGTTGGGCTACTGATAAAGAGTTTGATAGAATGAAATTTGCTAAACCTATTAATGAAGGTTGGTTATATTCAAAAGATAAAAATTCTTTAAAACTATTTGCGTCTTACGATAAAGATGAGGATGGTATTACTTTTGGGGATCGGACGATGATTCCGATTCCTTGGGTGAAGAAGGTGACAAAGCTTTAGGTTCTTCTGGCGTTACATCAACAACATCATCATTCAAAAGACTTGCGTAATCTTCTTCGATCTGTGCCATTTTCATTTCTAATTGTTCTTCTGTCATGTCTTCTAATTTCCCATGTTTTATTATTTTTCTGTCTATGTATAATCCTCCTGCCTTTCCACGATTTGTTTCAGCGTTTACAGCAGCGGAGAAAGAATTCTTTTTTAAAGCCATATCTTTAATTCTTGCTAGTTCAGCTATATGTCCTTCATAGTTTACTCCAAACTTTAAATTTCTTTCTTGTTTTAATTCATCTAAATATTTAACCACAAGCGGGGCCTGGCGTGGGTTAGTTAGTTCAGCTCCTTCTTGCCTACATCTTTTCTTGCTGTAGCCCGCTAGTTCAGCTGCTTCAGCTTTGTTGACTGGTCCGTCGGGTCCACCGAATACCAAATACTCGGCAAATCTTTTTTGCATTTCTGTTAATCTTTTAGGAACTCCCATATTGACTTTTTAAGGTAACTATCCTATAAAGTCAATACTATGAAAGACAAGCGAACTTACAAATATGAGAAAGAACACGGAGAAGATATGACACATGAGAACGAAGTTAGTTTAGAGGTTTCTGCTATTACAGACCAATATCGAGCTGACTTAAAAAAATATCAAGACAGAGAAGCGGAGTATATTAAAACACAAAATCAATTGGAAAGTACTAAACAAATTGTTATTAACATGTCGGGTACGATAAGAGAGTTGCATACAAAGAATGAAAACTTTCAAGCAGAAATTGCTAGACTTCGAGAAGAGATTCAACTATTAGAGATGCAGATAAAAAAATGAGAGTCCAAGACTTACAACAATTTTTATCTAAATTCACAGAAGCTAACAATGACGGCAGTAGACAGGGTAATGCTATTTCTAATGCAATCATAATGGTAGAAGTAAATGGTTATTTAGAAAAGGTTACAAAGATGGAAGTACATGAACACAACACACCAATTGTAGGTCACAAAGGCCACAGTGCTCATCGTCTGGTATTAAAAACAACTAAAAAATCTAATTTTATTATACCACCAAAACTGCAATATTAAGCGCAGTGATTACCTTGAAAAACATATGGGCCCAGAGGCAAAATTCTATCAAAATATTAAGCAAAATTTTAAATCCTTTTCGCTTATTCGACTTGAAAATATTAGCTTACTTGGTACTCCTGATCTATTGGTCTGTAATACTTCTGGGCACTTTTGCACTGTAGAATTAAAGGTTACTAAAGGTAACAAAATCCGATTTAGCCCTCATCAAATTGCCTTCCATATTAAGCACCCACACAACACATTTATCATGGTAAAGGCCCTTGGTCCTTTACCCTCTAAAACTTCTCCAATATCCATGTACCATGGAGCTAAGATAGAAGAGCTTGTAACTTCAGGCTTGAAGCTTGAAGCTTGTTACTCTGGTTGGGATGCTTGTCGCTTGGCGATTGAACGGGTTGGTTCGAAAGCTTGAAGCTTGGTGCTTGAAGCTTGTTCCTTGTTGCTGCTTGGAGCTTGGGACTTAAGGCCCGGACCAGGGCGCACGCCACATACCGACTCCGTCGAGCCTTCTAGGCTAATGGCCTGATCCAGTTTATTACGTAGCTTTCGTAATTCTTTATAATATTTTGGGTGATGCCACATTTTAATGTTTACCGTATTTTATCACTTTAATTTCAGGATTCCAGCAATTTCTGCAGTCTCTGCATTCATTGTCTTGTTGAGCTGCCGGACATGTCGCGCCAGCTGTCACCACCTCCGAAGAGTTGGGCCACGATGCAGGCGCCGCCTGGTCTACCATCGGCGCGCTAAATCGTATGACTAAATTTGTGGGCTTCTCTGACAGGTGGTCCTTTATCC